AAAATTGGCGCAACAATGCCAACATCGTCGCTTCTGTATCAGGGAGCCATTAACACGGCCTACATCCCACCAGGAGGGCCTTGGGGATTCTCGTCCGGCAATTACGACAATGAATTGATGCGTGCGGTCCACGGCGACCCGAATTATGCATCAAACTACGGATTTGAGGCTGACTTCTGGGTAAACAAATGGGGAGGACCAAACGGTGTTGACGCCTCGGTGCGCATACCTGGGAGCCCAAACACGACACCGAAATATGCTATCAGACCAGATGGCCCAAACTCGTCTTTTGTGACCTCTGTTCAGGTTGCGACGGAAGACATTTTCAAAGATGAACGAGGGGCAAGGTTTGCTTCCACAGTACCGCTGCCACAAGTGGGCGCGCCGTCTAATTACGGCGATTCACTGACCTCAATCAAGTTCGACCAGAATGCGAGTGTGACGAATACTTTTGCGGTGCCTTACATTCCCATACTAGTCCAAAATGGAGGCCCAGGCTGTGGACCATTTTTCCACAAGATCCCCAAAAGCGCCTGGCTGTGGAATCTGCTTCAATGGCGCCTCGAATCTTGGACAAGATCGACCTGCCTTTGCACAATGGACAAGGCCCCGGGACTGCCCGCATTCTTTGGGACCGGATATGAGCCCGACTTTGACTTGGACGCTTGGTATCTTGATCAAGCTGGATACGATTTGCTGACCGGATATGGCGTCCAATGCTACGCCAGCCAGGACAGTTTTGGCACCGATTACTGGTTTGTTCCGCCTCAGAATCTTCAGACATGGTGCCGGCGGTTTGGGTTTACATCGGGCAACTGGCAGACCGAAAACGGGCAGCCGACAGAGTTTCCAGCGGTTCCAGCCACCCGGGTTAAGCCATACCGCTCCTACTCTGAACGGGAAACCCAAGTGATCGCCAGTTATTTCGACGCCACAACCAACGACCAGAAGTATCTGACTCTCAGTTTCGTTGACCTAAAAGGCTTTTAGGTAATGCGCTTGATTCTAAGCAGAAATAATGCTTGCAATCATCCGTGAACATTGTTCCGGCACGACGCCGTGTCATGGCTATCGGATGCTCTCATGGCAACCGGGCCAACCGTGACGCGCTGGCTGCTGCCCTGTTGTTCCGGGAGCAATACAAACCCGATGAAGTGATTCACCTGGGTGACGCCTACGACCTCGCCAGCCTCCGTGCAGGCTCTCTGGCCAATCCTGACGACTCGGATCATGCCGACGACTATCTCGACGACATCGAATGTGGTCGAGAGTTTCTGAACGCCTTGAGGCCGACCGTTTTCATCCTCGGCAACCATGACCAGCGTGCGCTGAAATACCTGCATCACCACAATACCGTGGTGCGTGGTTTTGCCGAGGCCATCTGGGACAAGATGAAACAACCCATTGAGAAGCACGCCCGGGTGTTCATCAAACACCACGACGTGTTGCCCAGGAGCTGGTACACGCTCGGCGGCTACAAGTTCGGCCATGGCCTTTTGTACTCCGAGAACTTCCTGCGCGACACCGCGGAGACTTGGGGCAACACCGTGGTGGCCCATGCGCATCGCGCAGGCATGGCTACAGGGCGCCGGAGCGACCATCCGGTGTGTTTGTCCCCGGGAACGCTCGCGGACGCGCCTTGCATGGATTATGCGCTAAGGCGGAGGGGCACACTGGCTTGGTCCCATGGCATCGTATTCGGCGAGTACACCGACGACAGCGCCCAGCTCTACGTCCACCAATGGTCCCAGGGAGAAAAGCTATGGAATCTGCCGAGCTTCTAAAACGCATCAGGGACGAGCTAGGGAAAAAGCTGCAGGTGCCCGATTGTGAGTGGAAAACCGCTCGGCAGTGGGGCATTGTGTGGGGACTTGGACCGGCGCAGACCAGCAAAATGATTTTGCAAGGCATGGAGTCCGGCTTGATGGAAATGCAACGATTCCGAGTTTCAACACCCACCCGCGGATCCTACCCAATACCACACTACCGGCAGACCAAATGAGCGACATTGTATCCAGCACCATCCAGGAACGCGGCAAAGTCTATGGCGAGCCACACCATAGCCACACCAACATCGGCCTATCCTGGACAGCCATCATCCAGCAGCACTACGGGATCACTCTGCCGCACGCACTGCCGACACACCTAGTGGAACTGATGATGGTAGCATTCAAGGTCCAACGCAGCGCCCGGGTGTTCCATGCCGACAACTACGTCGATCTCAGGGCTTACGCAGCGTTCGCGGAACACGCTCAAGAGCACCCCGGAGAGCCCTACGTTCCCGAAAAGTGACCCTTGTTTGACCCGCGTAAACATTGGGTTTTCTTCAAAATCTACAGAAAAAAGGTTTTCTCTGTAGACGTGAGGCATGATCTCGTTCATCTTGATCACGTCGAAAGCAACAACAGCAAACCAAAGCAAAACATGAGCAAGACGATCACGATCCAACTTCCCACCGAAACATCCTACTGGGGCAGCACTGCAACCGAGGCTGACGTTTACCGCATCATCGGTAATTTGGAGATGATGATCCGAAGCCAATTTCCGGATGTGGACATCGACTTCCAGCATATCCCAGAGCCTCGAGGCCGCGGCATCTGGGGTGACGATGGCTCGTTGATTGATTCAATCCACCAGTACATTCAGGACAACTGGACCGCAGCGCTCTGATCTACGGCCTGGCGACCGCTATCGCCACATCCGGCTCGTGAGGAATACGGAGCACAGGGGCGCGACTGGCCAACGCGCACAACTCTTTAAACCATGACCACCATCTCCAATCTCATCAGCGCCCTGATCATCGTCGAAAGCTCAGGCAACGACATGGCAATCGGCGACAACGGCAAGGCCATCGGGCCGCTGCAGATCCACAAGGCCGTTGTGCTCGATGTGAACCGGATCACCGGATCGCACTACCGCTGGGAGTCTATGACCAACAGGGCGCAGGCCCGGGCGGTCTGCGAGGCCTACCTGCAGCACTACGGGAAGAACTGCACCACCGAGCAGCTCGCCCGTCGATGGAATGGCGGACCTGCAGGCGACCGCAAATCTGCCACAGAGGCCTACTGGGCCAAGGTGAAGAAGGCGATCAAATGATTTTCCTAGGCTCGGCAGGGCATGGCGCGGCATGGCGGGGCGCGGCTAGGCAACAACGCCTTCCGGTGGGCGGTATCACCGGAAACTTTCGGTAAACAACAACAAGGCAACCAAAGCAAAACAACATGAAGCAAATCAAAGTCAAACTCACCGGGCTGCGGCCCCTCATCATGCACAATGGCCTGATGGCGGATCCGACTAACCCATACACCGTGGCCATCAAAAAGATCACCTCCAAGGGATCCAAGAAGATGACCATACACGATCACCAAGAGCGCGACCGCCTGGAATGGGAGGCCGGCCTTTACTGGTCCGAAGCCGAGGGCGGCATGGTCATGCCTTCCGACAACATCGAGCGCTGCATCCAGGAGGGCGCCAAGAAGAGCCGCCTGGGCAAGGACTTTGCAGCCGCGGTGTTTGTCTCGGAGCCTGAGGTGGTTGTGCACCATCGCAAGGCCGGCAAGTCAAAGGAGGAGATTTATGAGGACCCGGCCTACACCATCCGAAAAGGCGTCAAGGTGCAGCTCGCCCGGATCATTCGGATCCGGCCTCTGGTGCCCACCGGCTGGTGGCTGGCTTGCACCATCGAGTTCGATGAAAGCATCGTCAACCAGGCGCAGGTGATCGACTCCACACGGGAGGCCGGCGCCATCATTGGCCTGGGCGACTGGCGACCAAAGTTCGGCAGGTTCACCGTCGAGGTGGTTTGATTTTTTCAAGGCAGGCACTGGCTAGGCCAGGCAGGGCGCGGCCTGGCGAGGCGCGGCCTGGCAAGGCAACACGCGACCCGGCGCGGTATCCGGGACAATTTTTCGGGGTCGGGCCCGGCATGCAAAGGCCAGGCCGGGCCGGGTATGGCCGAGCAAGGCAACACGTCACTGGGTACGGTAACTCAGACAATTTTTCGGGGCTCGGCTCGGCAGTGCAGGGCGGGGCCGGGCAGGGCATGGCAACAACGCTTTCCGGTGTGCGGTAACACCGGGCAACTTTCACAACATGGAAACACAAGACATGATCGACGAAGAAGAGGTCCGGCGCCTTCCGCTCTGGAAGGACTGGATCGAACGCAACGAGCACCGGCTGGCCTATGGCCTGACCGTGACAACCGAGGAGATGGAGGCAGCACTAGAGGAGAAGTTCGGATCCGTGGAATTTAACATGGAAATCTTGAACATCCGGATGGTGCTGCGGCACCGAGGAATGAACTTCAGCCAACGGGGCCTCCGCGGGGCTGGCTTCCATATCGCGCCTCCCAATACCAACGCCGACGAAATGGAGCGCATGAACCGGCTGGCAATGAACAGCCTCAAGGCCTCGGTGATCCTAGGCACTAAGACGAACCTCAACCTGCTGTCGGAATGCGAAAGGAAGAGGCATGAGGCCGTCACCGAGAAGATGGCGCACCGAGTAGCCCTCCTGGGCAGGGCATCATCCAGTCTCGGCCAAGAGATCTCCAAGCAGCTCACTCAATGACCAAACCAAAAACCATCAACGTGACACCTACCACACACAAGGCCCTTCGAGAATACTGCCTCGCCGCCGGCCTCAAACTGCAGGCCGTGGCCGACAAGGCAATAGCTGCCTGGCTAAAGAAGGCCGCCCGATGAAACGCATCCTAGCAATCGACCCAGGCCTATCGGGCGGCTTGGCGCACTATGCCAATAACCGAGTCACCCTGGAGCCAATGCCCGACACCGACGGCGACGTGCGGGAGGTGATGATCAACTACCTGTCGCAATCGGATGTGGTCTACATCGAGAAGGTGGGCGGGTACATCGGTGGCAAGGGAGCACCGGGTTCCTCGATGTTCAACTTTGGGCGCAACGTAGGTTTCCTGCATGGGCTCATTGCCTCAATGCTCACCCGCTGCATCGAGGTTCCGCCACAGCGCTGGCAGAAGACGATTGGGGCTGGCACCTCAAAGACGCACGGAAAGGGCTGGAAGGGCCACCTGAAGGGCTTGGCGCAGCAGAGGCAGCCGAACCTGCACGTCACACTGAAGACCGCGGACGCTGTGCTAATCCTCGAGCACGCCATGATTGCGGAGGGACTCAAATGAGTAAAAAACAAACCAAAGCCGAAGATCAATATCGAATCACACTAAGGGGGATTCTTTACCTCTATCTGCCAAAAGAGAAGGCAAACGAAGTGTACAACGCAATCGAACTGTCCTGCCGTCGCAACGGCTGGGGAATAGCAATCGACGAGAGCAACAGTCTGGATTTTGTTCCGATGGTTAAAGTAGAGGAATCGAAATGAGCAACCAACCAATCAACGACGGAGGACCGTTTTCCGTTGACTCTGCGGTTTAATTTGCCACAGTGAGCGCGTGAAACAAATCACGCTCATTGCACCGCTTAAATCCTACTCTTTGATTTCAGATGAAGACTTTGAACTCATTTCAGATTCAAAATGGATATTAGGATCAAATGGATATGCTTACAAATCAGGATACAGAAAGCGTGGCGCACAATGTCTCATGCACCGAATCATAATAGGTGCAAAACAAGGAGAAGAAGTGCATCACATTAATGGGAACAAACTTGATAATAGGCGTCAGAATCTTGAGTTAACAACACCACAACAACACCAGATAAGCCATCATTCTTGGATGCTGGCAGAACGAAACAAGAAAAGGAGAATATATGACACACACGCAAAATGCATCAGATGCGCAGTGCAGTTCACAAAAGACCCAAACCATAGGGGAAGGCAAAAATGCTGCGGAAAACGATGTGCAATCATGCTCGCAGTTGAAGCGAGGAAGCGAACCCGCATTTCCGGGAATGGATTACGTCAGTCAGTACGGAAAGAAGAATCCTGAAGGCATGACCCTGCGCGACTACTTTGCGTCGGAGGCCAGCGAGGAAGATATTCAGGAGTTCATTCCTGCAACCAGAGGGGAAGCCGCTGAGTTTCAACAACGACATGGATTCTCACCAAGTCGTCAGTGGGCGAGATATTGCCATGCCGACGCGATGCTCAAAGCGAGGGGGGACAAATGAGCGATACACCGAGGACGGAAGCAGAGGTCAACAGACCGCATGGACCATTGGATGGTGTTGTGACTGTCGATGCCGACTTTGCTTGTATGTTAGAACGCGAACTCAACGCTGCTCAACAGCGCATCAAGCGGCTGGAGGAGGCGGGAAACAATCTGCTTTGGAATTTCTGCCCAGAGTACACATCTGATTTCACTGAATCTCAGTCTGATGCTCTCAAGCAATGGAACAAAGCCAAGGAGGTGAAGCCGTGAGAACCTCAACTGAAACACTAATCGCAGCCATGCACATATTGGCAACAGAAATCCAATCCGAGGACGGAGCCGCTAATGCGGCAGTCGCGGAAGCAGGGGAGCGACTAGCGGAGCAGCATATGCGCATCGCCCAACTAGAGCAGGAGAACGACGCCATGCGAGCGGATCTGCTGCTGTGGGAGAATGGAGGGCCGTTGCCATGAAGTATCCAAGCTACTGCTGCCAGAAGTGCGGAGAACTGATCGGTTGGATCGGGCGATTCATGTTCCCGTTCTTGCACAAGTGTAGAAAGAAGGAGGTGAAGCCGTGACTATCACAATAAAATCGTGGATCATACCAATACTTATTACAGTAATTATGTTGTGCGTCATGTTCAGGCCATACCGTTCCAGTGGGCAATA